GTGTCGGGCCACGAGACAGGTATGGGGGGGTCTAGGAGACTCCTTAGAGGGGGGTTATGGGCCTTATTCATCGTCGCGGCATCTTGTGCTTATCCCTGCGTGAATTGATATGCGGGAACAGGCCGCACGCGTCACCGTTTACCGTCGATCGTATCTGACGCGCACGCTTCTGTGCCCAGATGTGCGAGCGTCCATACATCCGGGCGATGGTGCGTGAGTCGAGACAACCAGGGAGAGACAGCGCCCAGCGTATCAGCTCGACGTGCCGGCGGAAGTGGAACTGATCGGAGCAGGCCAGCGCATCCATGAACGCCTTGAGCATGACGCCGACATGATCGCGTGAGATGAACGCGTCGACCTCGGTGCGTTCCTTGTCACCGTCCTTGGTCGCCCAGGATGGATGGTTAGGGTCGATGTTGAACACGTGCCTAGACTGCACCATCTCGCGGTAGGGCAGCACGCCGGACTCTCGCATCTTATCCTGCACCTTCTTCGGCTGCGCAAAGAACCATGCGTCGAACGACTTGGCCTCACTGTGCGGCGCCGTGAGGTCGTTGACTGTGGCCTTAGTCACGCGCCCATTTGGTAAGGATGTTACTCAGCGGGCAAGTGGCAAAGGTTATGCCACAGGCCGTCGACCTTAAACTCCATCATGCCATGCCGACGCATACGCCAGATGAGTGACGAGACCTTACCGTCATAGGTAAAGTCCTTGAGGATGTGTTCCCTAAGTTGGCTGGTGTTCATCGTGCTAGGCCAAGCACTCATGGCTTCCCTGATCCTATCGTTCTTCTCGTCCTTGATTGTCTTTGCCTTCACGGTGGCCTGCTTACGGATGGCTTCCATCTTCTCCGGCATCCTTGCCCAGGCGGCTTTGCGAACCTTAGTCCACCAGCGCTTCTTGGCTAGGTAGTTCAGCTGACTGGGTGTGAGGTTCCTTTTCATGTCACTGATGCCTCCCACACAAGGGCGTCCCCTAGCGTAAGCGCAGGGGGTAAGCCCGTAGTACCCTTACCTTTAGGTAAGGACGGATGTTGAGTGGGATGTTGAGCGGGTGGGGCGAGGGGGGTCATAGGTGGGGGTTGGGTGACTTACCCTCAGTTGATGTTCAAACGCCCTGTAGACCCCTTAGCGGGGCGGGAATCGCTATGCCTTGGGGCTGGGTCGGTGGCACCCTGGGAGGGGGGCTGGCTGTATTCCCAGCGGATGACCCCCTTCTGGGCGGCGTGGCGGATGTAAATCTCGGACTTAAACTGGTCGGCGGCGTCCTTCAGGCCGGCACGGCCACGGCGCTTAGTCAGGCCGAACTTGTAGATGGGCTCCTCGCCTTGGCAGCGGAAGAGCACGGCCACCTCGCGGAAGTAGTTAGTGAACTCAGAGGAGCCGAGGCCAGCGTAGGCTAGGTCGGCGACGGTGTGGCCTTCCTTGTCGGCTGAGGTCTTAGGCTTCCCGGTGTGGTGCATGGCTACGAGCACGGCGCCTGTCTCGAGGAGGATCGGGGCGAGGTCATGGCGTAGGAACTTGGACGCCTGCTCCTGGTCAGAGACGTCGATGCCGGCAAAGGAGAGCAAGGGGTCGACGAAGACGATGTCGGCGCGGTGCTCGATGATGAGGGCCTTGAGGGCCGCGGTGAAGGTCGTGCCGGTGCTGACGGTGTCTCGGTAGATGGCTAGGTGGTCTCTCAGCTGCGCGATCTCGGCTGAGTCAAGGTAGGCACCTGCCACTACATCTTGCAGGGACTCGCCACAGTCGAGGGCGTCGTTCTCCGCTTGCAGGATGATTGAGCGCAGGGGCTTGACTGGCTTGATGCCGAAGAAGTCACGGCCTAGCGCCCAATGCACGGCGGCCTGCATCATCAGCGAAGACTTGCCAGTGCCCGACTGCCCGACGATCAGGAGCGACCCACCCTTACAGAGCCAGCGGTTCCCGAGGATGTTGTTCGGGTCGTTCTTACGGTCAGCGGTGAGGAGGTAGTCGAAGTCCATGCGCTGCGGGCCGTGGGAGGCTTTGGTCTTCGAGCCCTTGCGCTTATCTGCCAGACGAGCATAGTGGTCGAGCAGTGTATCCGGGTCGGTGGCGTTGTGTGCCGCGTTAGATGCCTCACGGAGGAGGGCGGCGTCGGTGATGAGGTCGACGTGCTCGGGGCGATATGTCGACGCACCGGCATCGCTGACCAGAAGTGAGACGGTGGCAGCGTCCACAAGGGAGCGGGCCTCGCGTAAGCGTTGGCTGACGGTGAGTTCGTCGGCAGGGACACCGTCGACAGCCAGGGACAATGCCGCCGCGTAGATGTCTTGGTGGACAGGCTCGAAGAAGTCGGAGGGCTTGAGATCACTAGGGAGAGGGAGCGCATCACGGAGAAGGACGCCGAGGAGGTGGCGTTCCGCCGGCACGTTGTTCGGAGGAGTCATGGAAGAAGGGGTTGGGGTTTGTGGGCGTGGGTGCCCAAGGTCAAGGTGCTTTGCGTAAGAGACGGTCGAGGTCGGTGCGTCGGTAGTGCGGGACAGGGCGGGGCGTCTTGTAGACGCGTGTCGGGATGTCCATGCCGTCGACGCGGTACTGGATGCCGCGAACAGTGCGGCGCTGCTTGCGGGCGTACTGCGTGAGCGTGACCCAGCCGGCGGGAGCCTTAAAGCGCTCGAGCTCGATGGCGGCCGTGTGCGCTGCGTCCCAGGTCTTAAACTTCTTCGACAGGCGGTAGGCTAGGTTGGTCTTCGTGATGCGCTTCATCTCCGCGAAGCCAGCCTTGGTGATGCGTTCAAGGGGCGTGCGAATGCCGGCTAAGGTCGTTACGCCGATAAGGGGCAGCAGGTCTTTGGTTCTGATCCAGCCGGCGAGGTCGGCGGGTTTTGCACGCTCGACGTGCTTAGGCTTTGCTTTGACGACGGCCTTGATGAAGTCAGCGACGCGCATCAGATTAAGTCGTAAGCGGTCGAGCAGATAAACTTTCCCTGAAAGCGGTGAGCCGTCCAGACCTTGCAGTCGCCGCTCTTCTCGTCGATTACTCCAAAAAGCCAGCCGTTGCACCACTTGGTCGTGGCTAGGCGGCGCAGCGCATAATCGGCCTTATTGATGTCCATTAGGCACATCCCCGAGACGCCGACAATGTTGGCCTCAAGGTGCTCAATCGTGCAGAGTGCGAAGTCGTGCGTGTGTCCGTGAATGACGACATCCCCTGGGCGGCCTAGGGTGCGTGCTGTCTCGCGGGTAGCTGAGACCCCAGACTTAAAGCCGTGCGTGCCGGTGAGTTTGCCAACGCGGAATCGGTTGACGTCCTTCGAGCTCTTGCCCTTGACCGAGTAGCGGTGGATCTCGCGGCAGTCGATAGCCTGGAGCGAGTCAGTGTAAGACTGCACGGCGCGGCGGGCGTTGTCTGCCCGGTCACCGTTGCGGGAGAGCATCTGTTCCTCTGCGCGGATGTCGTGATTGCCCTGCATGAAGATGGTCGGCTTAAGCACCTTGCGGATGAAGTGATTGCCGGCCTTGAGGTCGGCCTCGATGCCTTCCTCCTGGTCTTCGGTAGAGGCGCCTTTACGCCAAGCCCCGAAATCGAAGCAGTCTCCGAGGGCTATGCGTAGCGTCGGTTTCCAGCGTCCGATGTGAACGGCTAGGGCTTCTTCAGTCTCTTTGCAGACGTGATGCCCGTGATTGTCCCCGGCGGCTATCCAGCGGATGATGCTCATTTGCGGTTAAGGTGAGGGATGGGCTGGCCGGAGTCGAAGGCCGCAAGCATCTCGTCACGGCGCTTGCGGGCGGTCTCGAGGTCGTGGCCGATGTTTTCGACGATGTCAGTGCCGCGACGACGCAGGCGAAACCAGTAGCAGTCGCCCAGGCGTTGCAGGTGGTGGTTCGGGTTGTCAGTGATGACGCGGTCCGACTTGCGGTGGCCTTTGCTGACCGTGTACTTCGGGCAGGCCAGCAGGAAGGCGACGCGATCAGGGGACAGGCCGACCTTGCGGGCCCATGCCACCGTCTCGAGGGTTAGAGCCTCCATGACTTTGCGAGGATGCGTCCTTCGGACATAATTTGCTGACGGGCGTTCGGCTTAAAGATGTACTCCTGGTCAAAGGAGTGCGAGGCGCGTATCTCGGCGATGCTGTCTAGCTCCTCGTCGTTCGCGGGGCCGATGCCGGCGGTCGAGACGTACACGGTGCGGACCTTCCAGCCCTTCTCCCAGAGGATGTCCTGACAGACCCGTAGCTCATTGATGTAGCGCCAGTCGGAGCAGACCACGGTCTCGGGGCTAACCTGATCGTGGTGCTTCATCACCGGGCACCAGTTAGCGAAGTGGCGGGCGAAGACGTCCTTGTCGAGGCGCCGTGCGAAGCGACCAAAGGCAACCAAAGCGTCACGGTTTTCGCACTTGAAGTCCTCGGCCATGAAGTTGCCGTCGAGCCCGAGGTAATCCATGAAGTGGTTACCGGCTTCCTTCAGCGCGTCGGCAAAGTTAATGTGCTCGGCAGGGCGGGTCGACCACTCGAGCAGGCCCGAGGCCAGCGTGTCCTTCCCTGCCCGGGCGAACCCACTGATCAGGACGAGAGTAGGGGCGGCCATCGGGGCGGGTGCAGAGGTCACGGCGGTTTTAGAAGTTAACGCCTTCGGGAGGGAGGGCGTCGGGCACGGTCGGCTTCTGGGAGCCCTTGGGGTAAGTCATCTTGTACTTGTACTGGGGGCGACCGTTGTACTCGCCATTGGCCTCGACCTCCACGCCGACCAGGATGGTCTGGCCGCAGGCAGGCTCTAAATATTGCAGGTACTCTGCCGCGGTAGCATCCAGCCTGATCTCCTCGGTGAACTTGCCGGAGTACTTGCCGACGAGCATGGCGAGGGCCTTGCCGTACTTGGTCGAGAAGTTCTTCGACAGGCAGAAGCCCTTGTCGTCGACGAAGAAGAGGCGGGCGGAGCAGGTGCCATCCTCCCAGACCTTGACCTTCTCGAACTTGGGCTTGATGAGCTTCAGGCGGTAGGTGCCGTTGGTGGAGATGGACGTGAGCGGGGGGCGGTCGTTGTTTTCGGTGGTCATGTTGGTATTAGGCAAAGGTGATGGCGGTCGAGGCGGACGGCCCCTTGATGTCGATGACCTGGACTTCGTCACCGTAGGCCGGCCACTCGCCGAGGGTCGTGCACTCGCGGTAGGCTTGCAGCGCCTTCTCAAAGTCGGAGCAGGCGTAGGACATCAGCTCAGGGCCAATCTCGACCCATGCCGTGGCGTAGGGCGGGGCCTTCTCGACGAAGAGGAAGCGGAAGCCAAGCACGCGGCGCTCAAAGGCGGTCTCGAAGCACAGGCGGTAGAAGTAGGCTTGGAGGTTGTAGCGGTAAGCCCGGATGGACTTGAGGATGCCAGCAGGGGACGCGTCCTCGGTGGTCTTCAGGTCGTAGAGGTAGCCGTCGGTGCCCACGCCGTCGATGGCGCACTTCAGCTGCACTCCGCAGTGATCCGTGGTGAACATGAACTCGGTCATTTCAAACTCAACGCCCATACGCTCGAGGGCGTGCTTGGCGGCAGACGCGATGATGTGGCACTCGCAGGACTCTTCGGCGCTGACGACCGTCATGCCGGGCTTGAGGGAGGCTTGGAAGGCTTCGTAGGTGGCCTTGCCGTCCTTAGTGCGGCGGTCGCACTCGGGGGCCGTGACGAACTTCTCGTTCAGCAGTTCAGGCTGGAGCACGGCGCAGTGGATGAGCGAGCCCATACGCAGGGCCTTGGTCTCCTCGCGCTCCTGGTTAAGGTAGGCTTGGTAGTGGGCCGGGGACTTCAGCAGCTCTTTGGAGCCGGAGTAGTTCAGCGCCTGGATGCCGTCATAGAGGACGCGGTGGGTGATAGGTTCGGGTGGGATACGCATTGTGGTGTGGTGTTATTGGGTTGGTGGAAATTAGAGGGCGTCGTCTTCGGGGCTTGAGTCCTCGACGCTGGCAGAGATGCGTCGCACATCTTCCAGAGCGGCGTCGGCAGCGTTCTCCATCGCCTCGAGCGTATTGCGGAGGACGCGGAGTTGCACGACGAGGACGTGCACGCGGTCGTGCAGCGGCTTTACCTGGGCGGCTTCGTCAGCCGTCTCGATGTGATCGGTGAAGACCTGTAGCTCAGTGATGGCCGAGCGGTTCAAATCCGACAGCGTGATGATGTCGGCGTCGTGCTGTTCATAACGTCCGGCGATGTGCTGAACGGTGGCTAACGAGCCCGTGATATTTTCCACGAGGCGCTTGATGTTGTCGCGGTTGGTCATCGGTTGAAAGTAAGTTCCTTTATCTCTCCGTTAGGGGCAAGCGTGAAAAAGCGAACCTGTGACCGGGCAAGTGACGGGTGCGTCTTGCGCTTCCAGAGGCCAAGGTCGGAGAGGTAGTCGGCATGTTTGCGGGCGGTCATCTCGACGTAGGGATAACCATCGAGGAGCAGGAGCAGGGCGTACTGGCCTTTGACGGTGCGGGCGATTCGTTCGATGCCAGCGGGGGTCGTGCTCATTCGCTTGTCTTAACCTGCTTCCACTTGGCGACCGTTGAGGTCATGACTGCCCGGGAAATGGCGCAGGTAATCTGATCGGAGCCGAGGATGTCCTCCATGACGCGGGCGAGTTCGTTGCCAGCGTAGGTGACGTTCTGCAGCTTGGCCTTCTCGGCGGCGAGGAGGTTGCCCTGATGCAGGGACTTGAAGGCGGCTTCGATGGGGTCGTGGCTCATTTTGTGAGGGGGCGGGAGCCAAGGGTAGGGGCGGGGGCGGAAGAGGCCGCAGAACGGAAGCCAGAGGCCGCCACGGCACCGTCGTCGTCTAAATCGACACTAATGGAGCAGGCGGTTTGTATGGATTGCCGGCGGATGTAGGTGATGGCGCCGCCAATCTTCTGGGCGTCCAGACCCTCGGCCTTGACCATCAGGCGACCGAAGTCGAAGCGCTCACCGGAGGCGTGGAGGAAGGCGGTGTTGATGCCGACCTTACCTTCCTCGCTGACGAGCGTCTGGATCAGAGCCAGGTTGTGCTTCAGGAGCACGGGCTTGATGGCGTCAAGCAGCGCGTCGAGGGAGACGTAGCGGTTCTTGAAGCCGGGGTTTACTTTGTTGGCTTTGACATTGTCGAGCTCAGCGAGAGCGGCGACTAGGTCAGAGGTGGGGGATTTGGGCGTGGTGCTCATGGTGGGAGATTATTTGGCTTCGGTGGACTTGGTGACTTCACCGGCCTTGATGGTGGCCTCGATGTCAGCCAGGGACATCCGGGTGTAGTCGGGGACGAAGAGGTTGTAGTACGTCACGCCATTGCGGACGGTCGGGGTCAGGAGGCGGGCGACCTTCTGATCGGGTAATACGATGTATGACGAGTCGGCGATAATGCGATACTCGGTCGGGAGTTTGGTGTCTTTCTTCATAGGTGAGAGTTTACAAAAGTGAGGGTTAGGCTGAGTTATGTTAACTCAGTTGATGACGCCGCGGGAGGCGGAGTCGAAGATGAGGAGGGCGTCGGCGTTCCAGAGGGTGACGTCGAGGGTCGGAAACAGTTCGGCAGCGCGGGCCTTCAGTTTGTTCTTCCACTGAGTGGTGGTCAGTTCACCCTTGGTGCCGCAGGTGTGCGTCTTCTGCCAGATGGCCGGACGGATGCGGTGAATCTTCCAGCCCATAGCGACGGCGGCGCCGTAGAGGACGCCCGTGTTCCACATGAGTTTGCCGATGGCGGAGCCAGGGATGTTCTTGCCGGCGAAGAGCGGGGGTTCTTCGAGGTAGAGGCTAACGTCCTTAGCCTTGCAGCTGAGGTCGGCGAGGAGTTGGCAGACCTCGACATCGGAACCGGGCATCTTAGCGCACTCGACAGGATCACCGTCAAGCGACCAGACGATGCCACCGTTCACACCGGGGTCTATCGCTACAAGCAAGTGCATGGGCAAGACCCTTGTCACTTCCCACGCTGGGACAAGCGGAAAAGATTGCCGACGCGTAAGGCGTAGTCGTTCGGGGCGAAGCCGTATGACTTGGCGCCTTCGTAGCCACGGTTCCAAGCCAGGGCCAGTTGCTCAGGGGTGGGGGTCGAGTAGCCGTCAGCCTTGAAGCGCTGGCGGAGGATGCGGAGGTGAGCCGCCGCGATCATGTCCTGGGCGGTGACGTTGCGCCACTGCGACCACTGATAGTGGAAGTGCTTCTCCGACTCGAGCAGGGCGTTGGCGTCGTTCCACGCGGCCTTGCCTACCTGATACATCCCACGCTCACCAGCCTTGCCGATGGCCTTGCGGTTCTGGCCTGACTCGACCTGAGCGATGGCCTCAAGGAAGGTGGCGTCGGAGGCCGCAGCTGAGTTAAAGCCGAGGAGGAACAGGGCGACGATGGAGAAGGGGCGGGTCACGGCTTTAGGCATTTAATAATCAAATCAAGGCGGTCGACAACTAGCCAAAGCAAGGCGCACATAACCCCAAGAACGCTAAGAATCACATACCGAAATGCTAGTTCGCCGATCATACGCGTCTCGGGACTTGTGATCCGGCGACCTCGAAGCCGTCGAGCTCGTAGGAGTATTGGATGCCGACCCAGCCACCAGCCGCGACGTATGCCTGAAGCGATACCTTCACGGCGCCGTCCTCGTGCAGGGCTTCATGGTAGTGATTAAGTATCTTCTTAACGTTGGTCGACGCGATGGCCGACTTGGCCGAGCAGATGTCCCCGGTCATGATGCGCTCGTTGACCTCGTAGATTTCGAGGATGAGGTTACGCATACCGTCGAGGTGGCGGAAGTCAGTCATGGGGATAAGCGTCGGGGGTGATGGCCGTGCCCTTGATGATGGCGTCGTCCTGATCGCGGACGCGGGCCTGTAGCAGTTTGATGTCGGCAGCCTGTTTGGCGATGGTGCGACTCTGGAGGTCGAGCATATCCTCGAGGCGGTCAGCGTAAGCCTTCATGGCGTTGGCGCTCATGTGCAGGGTGCGGGCGTAGGCCCAGGGGACGAGCCACCAGAAGGTGGGCATCTTGTTTGGTCGGATGGTTGTGATCATGTCGGTGGAGTGGGCGAGAGGGTCAGGCATTAGCGGGAGTAAGGGCCACGGCGCTTGAGGTTGACCCAAGTCGTGCCGGTGATGTCGAGCCAGTGACGCAGAGTGGTGACGGTGGTTTCGAGCGCGGCGGCGGCATCGGCCTGAGACTTGCCGGCGGCGTTGAGCGCGGCGATCTGCGGGAGGATGGCCTGAAGGCGTCGAGCGGCGTACTCGGCCATTGGGCGCTTGAGGGTGAGGACGCGACCAGCGAAGGTCAGCGTCTCGGTGTAGGGGTGTTGGGCGTTGGGCATGGTGGGAAATTAGAAACGGTTGATGATGTCCAGCAGGTCAGGGCCATCGGCCAATGCGAGGACGTACAGGGCCAGCGCAAGGCCAGCGAGGAGGGCGAGGAGGAGTTTCATAGGTTAGGCGTTCAGCGAGTTAGTGAGCGCAATGAAGCGATCCTCAAGGGCGTCGACCGTGTCGAGCAGGTCAATCTCCTGGTTGTTGGTAAGATGGCCGGCAATGGAGAGTTCAACGCGGGCGTCGTTGAGACTATCAATCTTGGCACGGAGCAGGAGCAGGTCGGTTTTAGTAATCATTGGTGGAAGACAAGCACCTTGCCCGACTGAATTG